TGATACAATCAATATAGTGAGTTGTTGCAAAGGAAGTTAATCGTGACTGTAGCCGATACGTTTCTCATAATGAGTCCTATGCTTGCGCTTGTGTTCGTAATGTTCGTAGGCTTCGCCGTAGTCCACTATATGGAAAATAAATCCTAAGGGCCCTTGACAATCAACCCACTACCACCTATTATTCGTAATGTACCAAGTGAAAGGTTTATATCCCATGAAAGCCCAATTCGTATTCGACCTTCTCAAGACCAACAAGAATCGTTTCACCCCCGCTCAGCTCGAGACTGCTACGGGTTCCGCTCGGCGCGCTCGTCGCGCTTTGTTCCTTGCTCGCAAGACTGGCCTCGCGCTAGAAGCCGTTCGCGACGGCGGCAAAGCGATCGCCGCTTATGTTTTCAGCGGCGGCGCGCTGCCCACGTTCTCCGCTCCCGTCGCTAAGGCCAAAGCTGCTAAGGCCTCGCCTAAGAAAGCTGCGGCCGCTAAGACTAAGGTTGTTGCTAAGACCAAGACTGTCAAGGCTCCGGTCAAGAAAGTTGTCGTCGACCATTCCGCTTCTAATAAGCTTGTCAATGCTATGATCGCCGAAGAAGCGATCAAGGCCAAGAATCTTGAGACTATGAAAGCTGTATCCAAGCGCGAGAAGACGATGCTCGACAAGATCAAGGAAGATACTCGCGCAGAGTTCAGCACCATGGAAGCTGAGTGGGAAGCTGAAGAAGCTGATCGTCGCGACGCTCGTACCGCTGTCCGCGAGAATCTTCCGAAGGAAGCCTACGTAGAATAGTCTTGGTTTAAAGTACCACGGGCCCTTGACAATCACGTCAGCCCGTGGTATCATTAAGCTAAGATGAATGGAGATCGTGATGATTAAGTTGTCTAAGGCTTCTAAGATGCCAGCCAAGTCCTGGTCGTTGCAAGCACGCGAGACTTGCCCGGGTTCTGTTGATCCCTTCACGAAACAGGTAGTGGAAGTTTGCGCCGGCTGCTATGCGACCGAGGGTTTCTATGTTATGCCCGACGCGATCGCTCTCCGCGAGCATAATCGCGAAGACTGGAACCGAGCTGAGTGGGTTGATGATATGACTGCTACGCTCAAGAAGCAGAAGTTCTTTCGTTGGTTCGACTCTGGCGACGTATATCATCCTGCGCTTGCGTTCAAGATCTTTCTTGTGATGCAGAAGACGCCCGACACGAAGCATTGGATTCCGAGTAAGTCATACAAGATCCCGCGCATTCGCGCGATCCTTGAGCGTATGAAGACTCTGGATAACGTGGCTGTTCGCTACTCGTCCGACTCTATCAACGGCGAGTTTGATATAGATCATGGCTCGACGGTTATCCCGTTCGCTGATTCTGCGACGAGCGCGACCAAGGTATGTGACGCCTATGAGCGTAAAGGCAAATGCGGTGACTGCCGCGCTTGCTGGGACAAGGAAGTCGAGGTCGTCGCGTATCCTGCGCACGGTCGTCGTATGGGCAAGATGGTGAAGGAACTCGCAGCATGAAGTATATCGCAAAGCCTTATCTCAATAAGAATGCTGGACTGAAAGAGTTCGACGATATCGTCGCTGCTGTAAATTATCTAGAAGCATACACCGGCTATAAGATGGATTTCGTCGTTAACAAGAAGACGAAGGAGAAGACTTATGACTGGGAACTCTGCGGAAAACTCCGCCGCGTCAAAGCGTAATCCTATCGCGCAAGATCTGCGCACGCCCAAATATCGTGCGCGTGTAGTGCGCTCACGCAAGCTATATAAAAGGAAAGGTCGCGTAGCTCAGCAGGATTAGAGCAACAGCCTTCTAAGCTGTGGGTCGAAGGTTCGAGTCCTTCCGCGATCGCCACTTGACAACGGAGAAGAAAGTGACTAAGATAGTATATAATGCGTGCTTCGGTGGTTTCGGGCTTTCTCCAGTCGCACTAAAGCGATATGCAGAATTAGCTGATCTCAGTTATAGCGAAGAAGTTTACGAAGGCGCAATGACGAAGTTCTTTGCCAGTATGCACGATAAGGACGGAGAATATGTTTCTGAGCGAGATTTACCGCGCACTGATCCTATTCTGATCCAAGTCGTGGAAGAATTGGGTAAGAAAGCTAATTCACGATTCTCAGATCTGAGAATCATAGAACTGCCAGCCGGCACTAAATATCGCATCGACGAATACGATGGCAGTGAATCAATCATGACCGTCGATGATTATGAATGGAGTGTAGCATGAAAAAGATCCTAACAATTTCAGTTCTTGCGCTTGGGCTTACCGCTTGCACAGCCCGAGAACAACAGCTTGTTGCGGCTGGTGCGGTGGGCGCGCTCGCTGGTGCAGTCGTCGCTAATGGTGTGTCTGAATCAAATCATCACGCATATTATCAGCATCGCCCATATTATCAACAGCACCCGTACTATCATCCGCGCCCAGTACGCAATCCATATGCGTATCACGCGCCTCGCCGTCCTCAATGCTACAGCACATGGGATCGTACTCCATACGGCGTGCGCGAACGTCGAGTATGTCGTTCTTGGTAATCTCCTAACATAGGAATCATAATGTTTAAGAAACTCTATCCTTTTATGATTGGTGTTGCGGGCTTAGGTCTTGCTCTTATCGTCTATAATGTATACAGAGCAATGTGGGCGACGGATGCCGCTACAGTTGTTTGCTTAGGAATAATCATGGCTACCTATTGGGTTAGTATGATTCTAGATTACTTGGATGCTCAGGCCTGGAAGAAATTCTTGACAATCGATAAGAAGTGATATATACTTGCTAAATAACAAATCGGAGATTAGCGCAGCCTGGTAGCGCATCTGCTTTGGGAGCAGAGGGTCGGGAGTTCGAATCTCTCATCTCCGACCATTTTCCAATAAGGATATATGTATTGTTAAGAGTTTATGTTGTAATCGCGACTGTGATGTTTGCTGCGCCGGCTGTAGCTAAAGGTGAAATGAATGCGACTTGGTATCAGTCAGGAAAGAGAACGGCCAACGGCGAGAAGTTTGATCCTAACGGTATGACAGCTGCTCACAGGACATATCCGTTCGGCACAATGATGCGTGTTTCTCATAAAGGTAAGAGCGTGATCGTTCGTATCAATGACAGAGGACCTTTCCGAAAAGGTTATCAGTTAGATCTCGCGCGAGGAGCTGCGTTTTCTATTGGATGTCACGGATTGTGTAAGGTTAATTACGAAATCGTTCAACGATAAAGAAACATCATTCGGGATTAGTATAATGGTAGTACAGCGGACTTTGACTCCGTGAATGGTGGTTCGAATCCATCATCCCGAGCCATTGTCATAAAGGAACATGATGAAAATCTATTCAAAGGCGAATCCAGAAAAATTGCTGCACATCGTGTATTATCGCGAAAGCATTTCGAGGGAACGAGAAGAAATCGTCGATCCTGATAACTTCATTCAGGTGTGCTCCCTCGATATGAAAAAAGGTAAGACTTTCAGACCTCATCAACACATATGGAAAGAAGGTCGTGAAAATGTTATCGCTCAGGAATCCTGGTGTGTTATCAGCGGAGAAGTTGATGTGTCATTCTTTGACACCGACAGTCGTTTCCTTGCGAAGGTAAGACTTTATCCAGGCGATATCTCTGTGACTCTAGAGGGTGGCCATACATATGAAGTCATTGAAGATGCGATCGTGTATGAGTACAAGACGGGTCCGTACACTGGCGTAGAGAATGATAAAGTGTTCTTAAATGGCTGAGTTTAATATTCGCGGCGGTCTTGGTACTCAGATTCTTTCGTTGTGTGCTTGCTACGCGATAGCTATCGAAAAGAATCAGACAGTCAGTAAGTTGATTTTTAATCATGGTTCCTATACTGCTGATACGAAAGATCCTGATATTGTTTTCGTCGATAGCATACTCGGCTTTAAAAATAAGCCAGAGTATGCTATTGTTAACGGCACAAGCAAAACATCACCGTTCGTCAGATCAAATGCTAATCTCATAATCAAACATTGGGATGCTATTCAGCAGGAAGTATTTCTGAAAAAGAAGTACAGACAGACCAGCGAGAATATTGTTCACATCAGGCAAAAAGATAGAGCAATAGTTTCCATTGAGAAATTTGATAAGCTGATATCCAACGACACTGTTGTGATCAGCGATGATCCGCTGGTGTATAAGCGGTACGGCATCGAAGCTGTTGATGATACAGTTGGTGATTGGGAAAGAATGTGTTCTGCTGCTTCAGTTATTGGCGGATATTCAACATACACGCTAATAGCCGGTATGCTAAATCAGAATCTCAAGTTGTCGATAATAAGAAAAGAAGATTCTGTGAGTAATATGTTGACCGAAGAAGACTGGAACGTGCTGCATATGTATGTGGACTTTTTTCCTAACATCAAGTGGATTTCTTTGTGAAGATAGGTGCAGACGTCTTTATCAGTAAGAACACTGAAATAACGCGTCCCGAATTATGCGCTATTGGTGATCATGTCGCTATCGATAGCGGATTCTATTGTACAACGAAACTCACGATTGGTGACTATGTTCATATCTCACCTCATGTTGCTGTCATTGGTGGAAAGTATACTAGTCTAACCATCGAAGACTTTTGTTTCGTTTCTGTGGGAGCGAAGCTGGTGTGTGGTTCCGAAACATTTAATGGCGACGGATTAATTGGCCCTTTGATTCCTGATGAATATAAGGATACATTGATATTAGAACCAATCGTTCTGAAACGATTCAGCGGAGTGTGTGCAGGGGGCGTAGTTCTTCCTGGCGTTACCATGGCCGAAGGATCTGTGTTGGGTGCTTCATCTATGCTTAAGTGCAACACGGAGCCGTGGACTATATATGTTGGAAGTCCTGCTCGACCTCTGAAGAAACGTAAATCGGAAACGATGATCCGATATGCTAAACATATGGGATACGAATGAAAAATATAAAATATAAAATTTCTGGTGGAGGAGTATTTTCTCGCGTATTGCAGGGTGGAATTCAAGCACTATGCGATAACAACATAGAATTTGATAATATATATCTTTCATTAAAGCCATTTCCGAAGCATATTTTAAAAGAACTAAAAATATCCCTTTCAGATAAAAACTATGAATTTTACGAAGGGGGTTTGAATTGTGTGATAGATCAAAAGATTGATGATAGTTATACTATTGTCGATTCTATATTAGCTGGTTATTGTAAAAAAATTGAGAATCACGTAAATTTACAAAGATATCGAGTTCTTGCTAAGAAACTGTCGATACGTCAATCTATACTAGATAAGATTGACGAAAAATTAAATGGGATAGACTTAGATAAAACTCTTGGTGTTCATGTTAGACTTACGACGATGAATCGTTATTACACACGCACAGTTACGATAGAAGATTATATAAATCATATCGATAAACTGATCGAACAATTTAAATACGAAAAAATTTGTGTTGCTTCCGATAATCATCAATCACTACGAGCGCTGATAGATAAATACGGTGACATGATTTTATATAATGAAAATTTTATTCGATTGGACACCGATAATATCGAATCGTTGGAATCAGAAGCAACAAACTTTTTTACCGAACGTCATTGGATAGAAGCATTTACTGATTGTATTTTCATATCTAGATGCAGCAGTCTGCTTTGTCAAAACAGCAATTTTGCTAACATGGCTATTGTTTTTGGTAATCAGAGTAACGTACACAGAATAAGTGGAAAATTGAAAACATGACAACGCTCGCCCCTTCGTTCGAAACAATCACAGAATTCGAAAATCGTGTAGCCAAATTTTTTGGAGCGCCGTATGCTGTTGCTGTTGATTCCTGCACACATGGCGTTGAATTGTGTTTGCGATATACAAAAGCGCAATCTATCGTGGTACCCACACGCACATATCTTTCCATCGCTTTTCTAGCAAACAAACTAAACATCCAACTAAATTGGAATGATGCTGAATGGAAAGATTTCTATTCGCTCACACATAATGTGATTGACGCAGCAGTTCTTTGGAAAAAGAATAGTTATGTTCCTGGAAATATGATGTGCTTGAGTTTCCAATATCAGAAGCATCTCAGTCTCGGGCGCGGCGGAATGATTCTGCTAGATAATAAAGATGCTCGGGATGAGCTGGTAAGAATGTCGTATGATGGCCGAGAACGTAATACGCCATGGCGCAATCAGAATATCAAAAGCGTTGGTTATCATTATTACATGACACCAGAAACCGCACAACTCGGATTAGACAAGCTAGAAGACGCAATAAATATTATGCCGAAGCAATGGACTGTGACTGATTGGCCTGATATTTCGCAAATGGAGATTTTTCGTAATGACTAAAGCATTAATCACTGGTATTTCTGGACAAGACGGCAGCTATCTTACTGAGTATCTATTGGAACTGGGTTACGAAGTTCACGGTATCGTGCGTCGTCATAGCGTCGCTGAGAATCAGAGCGATAGGCTCGTAAACACTAACGATAAGATCACGACGTATTATGGTGATATGTTAGATGAGCATTCTCTCTACAATATTCTTGGTAATGTAAAGCCAGATGAGATTTATAATCTAGCTGCACAAAGTCATGTGCGTATCTCGAGCGATATCCCTGCATTCACTATCAAGACCAACTCTATGGGTGTATTAAATCTCCTAGAAGCTGCAAGGACTATCGTTCCTAAAGCTAAAGTATATCAAGCTTCTTCTAGCGAGATGTTCGGTAATTCCGTAGAATCCGACGGGTTTCAACGTCTTTCAACTCCGATGCATCCTGTCAGTCCGTACGGGTGCGCGAAGCTTCTTGGTTATAATCTTGTGCGCCATTATCGCAATGCGTATAAGATGCACGTCTGTAATGGTATCCTGTTCAATCATGAATCTCCGCGTCGTGGTACCAACTTCGTCACGAACAAAGTGGTCAAGACTGCTGTGATGATCCATAAGGGTATGATAGACAAGCTAGAACTCGGAAACATGGATAGCTCGCGTGATTGGGGACACAGCTACGACTACGTGCGCGCGATGCACAAGATTATCAATCGCGAAGAAGCGTCGGATTGGATTGTTGCGACTGGCGAATCACACACTGTTCGCGAAATGTGCGAGTATGTTTTCAATTATCTGAACATGGACTATAAAGATTATGTGGTTCAGAATGAAAAACTTTTGCGCCCAGAAGAGCTGAAATATCTTTGCGGCGATTCCGGGAGAACAAGAAAACTTCTTGACTGGCATCCTACGTATACATTTGAATCTATGCTAGATGAGATGATCGAGCACTGGAAGTCGGAGTTTGCATAATTGTCCGCATTTAATTCTTTCCTCCGCTCACTGAATGCTCTCACGGATGATGAAGTAGCAAAAATAGATGACTGCTACAATGTTGCGCGCAACGCAACAAGCGTGGCTGAGATAAAAAATGCGCTAAACATTGCTGCGACTATCATTATCGGGAAGCAGCCTAATCCGATTTTGTTTAGTCGCAGCAAAAATTTGCATGAACTTTCTTACAGCATTCTGGATGCTCAGCGAGGTCTTCATGTTGTGCGTTCTGTTTTCGCTAATGAGGTTCATCTCCTTCGCGCTCGTAGGATCGAAAATAAATCTGTAATGCTCCAGACATATCTTGATGATGGTGTGGTATTACTTACAGATTTCTTAGGCGCTGACAATACTGATCTTATCCAAGAAATGGAACAGATTGACATCAGTGCTAATAAGCAATTGTTCAATCTCATTGCTCGACTAGATAAACAATCTCTCGCACGTGATGTGATGTTTAATAGCAGACTTAGAGAATGTGTGTTTGAATGTTTGATGTTACCTAGTAATCATTCGGACGCATCCGCACAGTACGTAAATAACACGTTCATTCAGCGTGTTCATAATAAAGCAAACGATGGCGACGTGCAAAAGATTATGCACTTCGATACCTATTATGATGCGCTGAAGTTCTGGTATTTCCCTAAAGAAGTCAGGATCGAGAACGGTCCCTTTACAATCTCACCCAAGTCACATATAATGAACGAAGCTCGATTGACTTGGATGCAGTCTGCATATATGCGTTATTATGATAAGACTATCGAGCTAGAACGTACATATGGTCATGCGGAAGGATCGTTGAGAATTTTTCCGAATGAAATGGAAGCCATGAATCTTAGTGCCAGCCCAATGATTGTGCCAAAAGATACCTTGATCATTTCAAACGTCTTTGGTTTTCATGGGCGCGGAGAAGTCACAGTCGATTCGATCCGCGATTCAATCCACGGATCAGTAAGATTAAATTCTCCGTTCGATGAATAATGATCTTGACAAAAAATGATATATATAGTACAATAATAAAATAGAAATTTTTCCCGATAGCTCAGCTGGTAGAGCATTCGACTGTTAATCGAATTGTCCCAGGTTCGAGCCCTGGTCGGGGAGCCATATATGCGGGATTAGCTCAGTGGTAGTAGCGTCTGCTTTACACGCAGAATGTCGGGAGTTCGACCCTCTCATCCCGCACCAAAAACGGGTGATCGCGAAATAGATCCGAAGAGAGTCATGGTTAGCTTTCTATCGCGCTTGGTCCGTCGCGATTAATAAGTCTTCGGGGTTCAAGATGATCTGGGGTTATTGGTTCCAACCTTTAATTCGGGGATCTATCAGCTAACGGACCTCCAATTTTGCCGCACTAGTATAATGGCATTACAGTGGTTTTGTAATCCTCTGATGGGAGTTCGATTCTTCCGTGCGGCACCAAAGTTTGTGGTAAGAAAAGCACCAAAACGTGATGTATACTAGTTGTGTCACTGAGGGTCGGTTTGATCATCCGATAAAAGGAGAATGGGAAGTCCAGAAACATTTTGAACCGTTGGACGGATACCTCACCTGCCACATAATAAATAAAGATGTCTATTCTACGGGACGGGATCCGTAGAACACTAGCAGTGAATTGGATGAATGTTTATTGCTGGATATAGTCAGGCGACGACTGGAGTTCGTCTTGATTCATCCGTCTTCTCCCAAGAATCTGTCACGCGAAAAGGTGACGCTGGATGGCAGTAACCAGCAGATTAGGAAATGTATATGTCATATTATGATCCATTGAAATATCCGTATATTCAAGAAAACTTCTTGACATATGATGAGTGTGACGCTATCATAGCTTATACGGAAAAGAATTTGAACCTATTCGATAACTCCGGGCAGAATAATGATTTTTGGTCTAAGAGAGTTATTGATTATCATAAAGTAGACGATGCGCCTCTGAGAAATAATATCGTGACAATCAGTCGCGACGTTGGCTGTGTGATACATGCTCTAGCTAAAGATAAAAGACCGCTGGTTCCAGACACACTGCAGATAGTTCGTTGGATGCGAGGATATGAGCTGCATCCGCATGCTGATAGAGAAGAACCCAATGGTAAGCCTCATCCATTTCCTTGGCGAGATTTTGCTTCCGTCATATATCTGAATGACAATTTTGAAGGCGGACAGATTCATTGGCCTAATAAAAAGATTGAGTGGAAACCTACAAAGGGATCGCTCGCGATATTTCCTGGGACTCTGGAATTCCTTCACGGAGTCCGCGAAGTTCCCGAAGGTGTACGATACACGATAGCATCGTTTTATACATACAATCAAGAGAAAGCAATCTCGGCATGGCGTTAGTGAAAGATCCGAACAAGATTGTTGCTATTCCGCATTCTGATGGGATCGACTATCCTTGTGAAGCTCAGTATATGTCTTTGCGCGGGCAGAAACGTCGTGATTGGTTCAGTGATCACGCATATCTCTGCTTGCCTCTAGTCATCGGAAATCAATATGGATATGTTGTCAAGTCACAACATTCATTTGACGCATTCTGGGACGGCGGACAAGGAAAAGACGCTACCCGTATCATCATGCGCGAAGAGACTAAGGGCGCGGGACAAATCGTTAAGTCGCATTTTGGTCTTGGCATCATAACTGTACAGAATAGCTTCGTTCTCAGAACGCCGGAGAACGTTAATCTTATGACTATAAATCCTCCGAATTATTTTATTGATGGATTGGGTCATATGACGGGTATCATCGAGTGTGACAATTTACGTCGAGATTTTACATTCAATCTTAAGATCACTCGATCTAACTATTGGGTTACTGTTAATAAGGGCGATTGGATTGGTTGTTTCATTCCTACACCTAGATACTATGTCGATTCATTTGATATGGTAAATGCTAAGGGATATCTGACTGAAGAAGAAATTGCAGATGAGCAACAATGCTCGCGCGCATTCGGAGAAGAACGGAGTGGACCAGACAAAGAGCGATCGCATCAAGCTGGTCGTCGATACTTTGACGGAGAAGACGTCTACGGAAATAAGTTCCCTGATCATCAAAAAAGAATGAATAAATAAGCGACTGAATTGATCTTTTCTTCATGCTTACATAAACTGATAAACATGGAGAAATTAAATGGCTGAAGAAGATAAAAAATTGACACAACTATCTGAACAGATGGCAGCAAGTTCTGGGAAGAGTGGATTGGTTGAGAAGCTAGTATTTGCTGGTATACCAATTCTCTTTTCCTGTGTAGTGTACTTGATGTCAGCTTTGAGCGATTCGAAGAACGAGATCATTAGTCTAAAATCAAAAATTGCTATTGTCGTCAACTCCGATAACAAAGCAATACCTCCTCAAGGTACTACGATTGACATGGCTCAGATCAGAGAAAGTTTGAGCGATCAAATTGGAAAAGTTGAAAGAGATTCTGCACTTGCCCGTGCAGCTATGACATTGGATCGTGAAAAGAGTTTAGCTATGAACCAGAAGACGGCTCTTGATATGACAGCTGATGCCGCTAATGCCAGAGCCGCTATCAGAATGGAAGTGCAAAAGTTGTTTGGTGAGTTAGACAAGAAAATTGCGATTCTAGAATATCGATTAGACAATAAGTAAAGATTATCAGATAAGTGTTACGGTAGCACGGCGGTCTCCAAAACCGCAGGCGAGAGTTCGACTCTCTCATCTGGTGCCATTTTTAAAGGATTATCACTATGAACAGATATGATCATTGGTTATGGAACAGTTGGTTGATCAGTTGGTTAGAAGGTGCTACGCTTGACTTTAGTTCGTGGTTGTGGCGCAAACAATACAATAGGTCTGAAGATAATTAAGAGTGCGCCGTGGGACTAACAGTTGGATCAGGCGTGTGAGAATGGTTACTCATATGCTCCGAGTTACCCACGCCTCCGGGTTGCATCTAACCAATGCAGCCTCGCATGGACCGAGGGCGCTGTGGCCGAGCAGCAGGGAAGTTGGCTGAACACCAACATCGGCAATTATTAGGAAGAGTGACAGAGTCCGGTTTATTGTACTTGTCTTGAAAACAAGCGTGCGTTAGTAGCGTACCGTGGGTTCGAATCCTACCTCTTCCACCAATCGCCCTCGTAGCCCAATGGCAGAGGCAGGAGACTTAAAATCTCCACAGTGTCGGTTCGAGTCCGACCGTGGGCACCAATCGGAAAAAACATATGATACAAAACATTGCGCTAACTTTTGCCATATCTATGATAGGTTTGTTATTTGCAATATACATTTTGTCGTTGATATGGTTTATTTTAGTAAAAATACCGTTGTCGATTTGGAATTTCATAAAAACTTATAAATAATGATAGTGAGTTGACTGAATTTTCCTGAATTAATTATTTCATAGTATTTAATTAATCAGGAGAAATATATGGATCCGATTACTATCTTAGCTTTAGCTAAGACCAGTTATTCTGCCATCAAAGCTGGTATTGCTGTCGGTAAAGAGATGCAAGGCATGGCTAAAGATTTAGCTGGCCTTTGGAAAGCGGTAGGACAACTAACACAAATTGCAGCCGATCCTAAAGCTGGATTGATGAGCGGTAAAACGCTAGAGCAAGTCGCAATGGAAGCTTATGCAGCAAAAGCTGAAGCTATGAAGATGATGCACGATATTGAAATGCAGTTTATAACAGAACACGGATTAGCTGGATGGGATTCAGTCAGATCTATGGTTATAGAAATGCGAAAAAAACAACGTCGTTTGGAAGAAGAAGAACAAAAACGTCAAGAAGAATTGTTCGAAGTTATTTCTTTTGTAGGAAAAATAGTAGGAGCCTTCGTATTATTTGTTTTTATAGTAGTATCATTATTGTTGACTATCATTTGATTTGAAAATTTAACACAAAATATATCTCCCATAAATAAAGTTATGAACAATATGGATCTTGATGAAGTGCGCGAGTTTATTATGAATTGCTCTGAAACAACTTGTGTTTACATTGGTGCAGATTCTGAACGCTATAGAGGTAAAGATGAACTTTGGTATGCAGACTACACTCTCGCCGTCGTGGTACACTATGACGGGTCTCGTGGATGCAAAGTTTTTGGATCCGTATCCAGAGAGCGCGATTACGATCAGCGTAAGGATCGCCCAGCATATAGGCTAATGAACGAAGTGTATAAGGCTGCACAGCTTTATATGGATCTCGCAGAATCTATTGGCGATCGTCACGCAGAAGTACATCTAGATATCAATCCAAATATAGTTCACGGAAGTTCTTGTGTTGTTCAGCAAGCGGTTGGCTACATTCGCGGAACATGCAATGTTACTCCTATGATTAAACCAAAAGCATTTGCTGCAAGTTATGCAGCCGACAGAATGAAGGAGCTATTAGCATCATGAGTTATACAATAGACGATTTCGTAATGACCTATGACAATTTCTTTTCTTCAGAAGAATGTCGCAGGACTATTGATTGCTTTAATAGATTTGAGAAAAATGGATTTACTGTTAATAGGCAAGCACAAGGAAACAAGAAGCACGAAAAATCTGATGATCAGTTGTATTGGTCATCGATACTTTCGCGCACCGAGATGGACGTTTCTGACATGGAGCCTTGTTATGAATTCAATAGAAAATTCTGGGATATAATATACCCAATCTACTCTGATAAGTTCAGTATCCTAACCACGCTAAGTCATCATACAATTCGTTTGCTTAAACTGCAAAAAACTGAGATTGGTGGTGGATATCATCAATGGCATTGCGAAGATGATAGTCCGACTAACATGCGTAGAATGATGACATTTATTCTCTATCTCAACGATGTTGATGAAGGCGGAGAATCTGAATTCCTATACTATTCTCGTCGCGTTAAGTCTAAAGAGGGACGATTGATCTTGTGGCCAGCCGGATACACTCACACCCATCGCGGCAATCCTCCGATCAGCAACACTAAGTATATCATGACCGGTTGGGTAGAAATGAGTTAAGATGAGAGTTTGTTTATTTTTTACTGGTGGATATGATTCTACATATATCCTATACAAATTACTAACTGAAACTGATCACGAAGTAACAGCAACGATTCTAGTAAGAAGTGAAGATCTAAATAGCAGATTGGACATAAAAGCTGCTTTCGCTTTACCCAAAAACAGCATATCTAATGTAGATCTAATTGTTGAAGAACTGCGGAAGATTAGGGATTTTGCTTATTATAAACATTCAGTCACTCCTTCCGAATTCAAAGATGATATCCTTTCAAATTATAAAAAAGGATCGATGCGCCATCTTGGACCGTGGAATTATATTGCATGGTATGCTGTAGCTAATAAAGACAATTTTGATATGATTGTTTCCGGAATAACATGGGAGCAACTGCAGAAAAAGTTTTATAATAAAAAAGGGAACGATTCTTCGGCTGAACAAGGTATAGAAAAGGTTAATTATCTTAAGAAATGGATCGCTGATCGCGCTCCGAACATAACATTGTTCACACCATTATTGACTCACGAATATCATCAGAATTTCACTCGATGGCATGTATTTAAATATCTACCCGAGCAATATGCACGAATGGCTTTATCTTGTGCAACGCCTACAAAAAACTATGAGGGTTGCGAGAAATGCTATAAGTGTTTGTGGGATAGGATGGTGCGCAATCTTATGCTTTATTCCGATTATTCTTCAGAACAGATTGAAGAATATCGACACAGTAAAGCTCTAGAGTATGGCGGAGGGGACGGGATAACTGCTCAAATACGCGTCTGGTTACCTATAGAAATGCAATGTCATGATGCATGTTCGTTCAGCGAGGAATTAGGAATAATAGACACTAAAGAAAAAGCAATTGAATTTACCCAGAATGCAAAAATAAAATGAAGATAGCGTTATGTTTGTCTGGGCAACCTCGCGAACTTGAAGAAGGATATTCTTATTGGAAGAAGAATCTTCTAGATCATTATGAAGTTGATGTATTCGTTCATTCTTGGAATTCTCATCTCAACAATGATATAAAGGGGTTGTATGATCCTGTTATGCGAACATTTGAAGATTACAAATTTTCTCCTGAGCATGATAAGATATATCAAAAGAACTGCAATCATGTAACTAGTTTACCTAGATATTCTTTAGCTCAATTTTATTCCATACTACAATCAAGAAATTTAAAAAATGTTTACGAACGAGATTTTGATTTTAGATATGACTGGGTGATTAGGGGTAGATTTGATTATGCCTTAAACACACACTTTGATTTTAATAATCTAGACAACACATTCGTATACTTACCAAAAAGAAAATATATAAAAGAAGATAATACTTACGATTACGGTTTTTGTGATCTATTTGCCTTTGGGTCTAGTGAAAACATGAACAAGTATATGTCTGTTTATGAACACATAGAAAAATATTCTAAGATACCCGGATACAAATTTTACGGAGAACATTTAGTTTCTACCACCCTAATCGAGACTGGTCTCAGAAATCATCACGGATATCCTGAACGAGAAAATGAAAAGGTACGATACGTTGATATGCAAGATCCGTTTATCGGCTATCCGGAATCTGATGGAAGAAGATGGGTCTATAGTCTCATACGACATGATTGGAGCACTAGAACATATTGGCTAAATCATGATTTAGAATTTTGGACCACAAAAGAAAAAAAATGAAGATAGCGTTATGTTTGTCTGGGCAAGCACGTTCATTTGAAGCAGCATATAAGTTCTATGAGATGAACTTATTTGACTACTATCAAGTGGACGTGTTTTTGCATTCGTGGAATAGCAAACACAACAAGAAGATAGTTGATCTATATAAACCAATAGCACATAAATTTGAAGATCCTAAGTTTACTGTAGAAGATGATAAAATCTATGGTAAATATTTTGATCCGATAGAACATAAGTTGTGGCCACCTCGCAATACTTTGTCTGGATTTTATTCGATATATGAATCCAATATGTTGAAATGTGCCTATGAACGAGACTTTGATTTTAGATACGACTGGACGATTAGAGGCAGATTTGATTATGCTCTTAATGTTGTTATTCCGTTCAATAGATTAGACAATAACAAATTATACGTTCCTCAGAGGAGTGACAATGTAGCATGCGATCAGTTTGCATTTTCCAGTTCTGATATGATGGATAAATATTCTTCTACATACATACACATCGACGAGTATTATTTCAGCGAAAAGCGTTGGATGCTAGGTGAGCATTTACTCCAAAGCAATCTACGCAAACACAAAATACAGCCAGAATATTGGGATATGAATTTACCATTTAAAGGGCTACCATCTTCTCAAGCTGGGCTTATTCGTGACTATGAGCTAGAGTAGATAAATAGGTCTTGACAATCGACTTATTCTAGCATATAATGAATAATGTGATGAGGGGTCAGTTATGCCGATACTTCCAATCTACTTTACCACTACGAATACACGTAAGCGTAAGACTAGCAAGCCAACACAGGCTATGATTGAGTCTAGGCGTATGACTCAAGAGCTACTCAAGAAAGTTGGCTACGTCAAGCCTACTCAATCCAATAAGAAGTTCTCATACAGTCTTGCAGTAGAATCTAATGCTGCGCCCATGACTAACACTATTCCTGGCGGAATAGCTGCAAAGCGCGATAAGCTCAATGATCATAAATGGAAACGTGACTCAGCTGAGTCTGCTGCTACTGTGCAGGCTATGCAAGATAAGGCTGCACGCACCGCGCCGGCGTATTCAAAGGGCGCATATCAATATATCACTGACGGCACTGATGCCAAACATCTAGGAAGGAAATTGTAATGCTATATACTAAAGAAGAACTTCGCGAAGCTGCAAAGAATGGTGTAATCGAAGTGTCGTTTCTTAAGAAGGATGGTACGCAACGCCTTATGCGATGCTCCTTGCAAGAGAAGTATCTCCCTCCTATGATGAACGATTCTGAAACTACAACGAAGGATAATCCTAATGTTTTGGCTGTCTTTGATATTGTTTCTGCCGGCTGGCGTTCTTTCCGTATTGACAGTGTATCGCATATGGAGCGAGTGAATGACTAAACTGAATATCACTGGTCTAAAAGAATCTTCTACGCAAATTGATCCGTCTGATAATGGGACCTTCGAGCATATTGGTTCGAAGGGTGGAACTGAGCAAATGTATCAAGGATTGATGCAGAGGCTTCCGAAAGATCTTACTGATCAGTTCAACATTATCTGTTCTCGCGTGCGCGCGATCGATCCCAATAAGAAAAACATCTTATGGCTTCATGACACATGGGATGATCCAGAGTCGCAGCATCTGAAAGATCCTAAGAGTCTCGCACGATTCGAGAAGCTCGTGTTCGTTTCTAATCATCAGCAAACAACATATAACATGGGACTGAATGTACCCTATTCCAAGGGGATAGTCCTACAGAATGCTGTTGTTCCTATTGAGAAGCACGAAAAGCCTAAAGGAACAATTCGACTTATTTATCATACGACGCCTCATCGAGGATTAGAGCTTCTCGTTCCTGTTGCAGAATTTCTAGCCGAGCGCGGTGTAGATTTTCATCTTGATGTATTTTCTTCGTTCAAGATCTATGGATGGCAGCAACGCGATGAGCCATACAAAGCTCTCTTCGATCGATGCAATAGAAGTCCTAACATCACATATCACGGATATCAGCCAAACGAAGTCGTGCGCGAAGCTCTCAAGAAAGCGCACATCTATGCGTATCCGAACATCTGGCCAGAGACTAGCGCGATCTCGGTGATCGAGGCTATGAGCGCCGGATGCAGCGTGATATGCCCTAATTTCCAAGCTCTTCCCGAAACATGTGCCAATTTTGGCGTAATGTATAATTTCGATGAAGATAATGGGCGACATGCCAATCAGTTCGCAGGAATCCTCAATATGCTTATCCAGGGATTTTGGCAAGATCATAATCAGAATACACTCAAGCTCCAGAAGCTTTACTTTGATAAGTATTACAACTGGGATTTGCGGGCTTCTCAATGGCAAGATTTCCTAAGCTCAATGACTAATAACTCTTGACAACCACCTAGTCGTATGATATACTTGTAATAGTGATAGGAGATTCACATGGCTAAGAGTTTGCTTACAGTCAAGATCAAGAAACGTAAAGCTATTCTGCCGAGAGGACTAGATTCGAATCATATGGGCGGAGAGCCCGTGTGGGACGACATCGCTTTTCTGAACGATTCCGAGATTCGCTCGCGCGAGATGCAGGCCTATAACTGGTACAACTATTTCTATGAGCCAAAAGAAGGTCGCAAGTACATCTTAGAATTCATGGAAGAATCTAATATGTCTAAGGCTTCTGTGGCTATGTTCAATCGTTTGCCTGACGTGCATGTATCAAGCTCCGTGACTTCTATGGCTCGCATGTATCTTATGGGTCTTGCTGACGACGATCGTAAGAATAAGCTCGAAGAGCGCATCTTGACTATGTGTCGTAAGAGCGCAGCGCTCATGAAGCTAGAAAAGAAACCCAACGCCATTTCTGTTGCGCGGAATACGTCAAACGACATGATCTGTGTCGTTGAAGAAGCTCTCGATAAGGGTACTATCAATATCGAGAACTTCTATGCGTGGCTGAAAGAAAAAGAAGTCAAACCTGCTCAAGCTAAAGCCATATCCGAATACTATCAGCCTTGGTTGCAAGAGTTAGAAGAAGTCCTAACGACCAAAGACGATGATCTCAAGTATGCTTATCGTAATATGAATAAGAAGCAGCTCAAGGATCGCATATCGTTCTTTAAGAGCATGATGTCTGATTGTGAGTCTATGGTTTCTAACAATCGCAAGGTTGTTGTTCGCAAGACGAGACTGAAGAAACCTAAGACAGCTGATAAGGTTGTGTCCAAGATCAAGTTCCAGAAAGAGCATACTGATCTTAAGATTGTTTCTATTGATCCGTCTAAGATCGTAGGCGCGTCTGCTCTTTGGACTCTAAATACTAAGACGAATGTTCTAGCTCATTACGTTGCGTCTGATGCGAAAGGGTTGTCTGTTAAGGGAACGACCATTATTGGTTACTCCGACAAATCACAGCAGAAGAAGCTTCGTAAGCCAGCGGATAGTTTGTCTGCTATCACGACGTCCACAGCGAAGGCCGCGGAACGAGCTTTTGAATCCCTAACAACGAAGGCGTCAAACACGAATGGAAGAATCAATGAACAAACAATTCTCCTCCGAGCAATCAAATAATAACGTCTTGATTTTTCCCGGTCCTCGCGTGAGGACTATTCTGTCCGTTGATGATGAAGCTGCTAAAGAATTGAATCGTCGTAAATACATCGACGAAGTTATTGAAACCTACGCCATCGATATGGTGAATATGTTAGCCCAACAAGGCTTTGATATATTCAATGAGGATTTTGATAAGCATTTTGGCTTTACAGTTGAAGCTCTACGTTCTACGCTGCTTAATACTATGGGCGTGTCTCATCCATTACAGGAAGTCGTAAAAGCTGCTGTGAATGTTAAGCCTCCAACGGTATACACCGACTTTATTGGCTGCAATGATGATGAAGATGGTAACAACGACAATTAAGTTGTTGACATTCTCCCTTTGATATGGTACTATATGTTATGAAATGGAGTGAAGCATGATTCTCGTTGATTTCAGCCAGGTGATGATATCAAACATCATGATGCAGTTGGCTAATAATGAAAGCAAGCTCGATGAGGATATGGTTCGCCATATGGTTCTGTCGAGCTTGCGTATGTACAAGCAGAAGTTTGGTAGTACCTATGGCGAGCTTGTGATCTGTTGTGACGGACCTTCATATTGGAGGCGCACAACTTTCCCGCACTATAAGGCTAATCGTAAAAAGTCTCGTGATAAGTCTGAGCACAACTGGTCACTGATCTTCGAATCGCTCCATAAGATCCGCGACGAAATTCAAGAAAATATGCCATATCCAGTTCTTCGTTTCGAAGGCGCAGAAGCAGATGATATCATCGGAGCTATCTGTAATGCTCGCGGAGTGTTTCTAGGTGGAAACGAAAAGATCCTCGTTGTGTCTGGCGACAAAGATTTCGCACAACTGCAGAAGTTCTCGAACGTTGTTCAGTATTCACCCGTAGGTAAGAAGTATGTCACGCCTGACGTAAATCCAGAGCGATTCAAACAGTATCACATCTTGCAGGGAGATAGTGGTGATGGTGTACCGAACTTCCTATCAGCAGACGATACGTTTGTTTCGGGCGCTAGACAAAAGCCTTTGTCTAAAAAGAAGCTAGAAGAATGGACTCTGATGGAACCTGAAGCATATTGTACAGGAGAAATGTTGCGCAACTATTATCGCAATAAGATGCTAGTTGATCTAGATTGCATTCCTGATACTTTACAGAATCAGATCATAGAAACATATGATAGCTATGAACGTCAGCCTAGAAATAAGATATTCAATTATTTCGTAAAGCATCGACTTCGTAATCTGACTGAAGCCATATCGGAGTTCTAAAATGAGTTTCGCCGTTGAAGCCAATTTCATTCAATATCCCTACAACAACAAGGAACTGATAATGAACATGAACGAATCTACTAACTTGAATAATAATGCAGCTGAATTGATTGAAGCGATTTCCGTTCCGACTAATGCCGCTATTGATATGAGTCGATATTCTAAATTCGTTATGGGTGTGACGAGTGTGGAAAGTCGTTCGATGGGTGACTTTATCGCTCGTGCAGCGCAGTTACATTATACGAATGATCATCTTAATGTTTCGCTGCTGCTGACATCCCTCATCGGTCTGACAAGCGAAGCTGGTGAAGCGCAAGAAATCGTCAAGAAGGTATTGTTCCAGGGTAAGCCGTACACCGACGAAACGCGAGAGCATCTCAAGAAAGAACTTGGTGATGTTATTTGGTATTGGGCTAATGCTTGCAATGCGCTCCAGCTCGATCCTAACGAAGTTGTTGCCCAGAATGTAGAGAAGCTGAAGTCGCGATATCCTGGTGGAACGTTTGATGCATTTTATTCTGAGAATCGTAAGGAAGGCGATATCTAATGAAGAAACTTGTTCTTGTCGAAACTATTTCACAGCATCGAGTTCGTTTTGTTGTAGAAGTAGAAGATGACATTAATCATGCGCTTGATGAAGTTGTGTGTCGTGAAGACGATGTAGACTTCGAAGAGTTTAGTCAGCAACATCTTGGTTATCTTATATGTTCCCATAGAGAAATCTCAGAAGAACAATATCTTGATATTTTTAATCAAGATAATGATTATTTGCGCAGCTGGTCAGATGAAGACAAGAAAAAGTTTATAAATGTAATTGACTACAACAAGGAGAACATTGATGGCAATTAATACTAACGTTGCTCTTTCCAGTATCATTGGGAAGATCGAAGCTCAGACTACTAAAGAAAAACAAATCGACTTTCTAAGATTGCATAGTTCATATGCGCTGAAGACGATAATTGGTTATGGTATGGATCCTGGATGCAAGTGGTTGCTTCCTCCTGGAGATCCTCCATACAAACCATTGTTTGATGCAGCAGATCAGGAAGGACGACTTTACATTGAATGCAAGAAACTGATATATTTTGTAGATAGTGATGAAGGACGTGAAGTCAATCAATTGCGTAGAGAAAATCTATTCATTCAAGTTTTAGAATCTATCGATCCTCGTGATGCGCTATTGCTTCTTAGAATGAAAAACAGAAAACTGACTATTCGTATGGATGCTGTCAGGGAAGCGTTTCCTACTCTAACAGCGAATTGGCCAATTGTTGATGACAATGTAGAGATTAATGATAAGAAGGTAAAGGCTAAGAAATGAATACTGCTTTCATCATTGGTAATGGCACTTCTCGCGAGGGAATAGATTTATCTAGACTCAAACAATATGGGACGATATATGGCTGTAACGCTTTGTATCGTGATTTTCCAGATCATTCTATTCCTGATGTGCTTGTTGCTATTGATGACGGCATTATTCAAGAGATAGAGCGTAGCGATTTTCCGTCATCGAAAGTTGTTATTCCGCCTATCAATGAGCGATGGGAGCCTTCCGAATGCAATATCGGGAGGCCTCGTAGCAACGCAGGAATGAATGCTATGATCGAATCCATCAAGGCTGGTCATGATCAGTTAATTTGTTTGGGATTTGATTTTCTTATTGAAGATGACAATCAGCTCCTTTCGAACATCTATGATGGCTCCGATAATTATGGTCCTAGCACGCGAGCGAACGCAGCAGATAATCCTGGTCGCCTGAATTATTTGACATGGCTCGTGAATAAAAATCCCGATGTAGACTTCATCTTTCTTTTTCCAAGTGACTTGACAATTAGCAAAATTTGTGCTATAAATGTGTATTATAATACATATGAAAATCTTCTGAAGCATACATAGAGATAGGATTTTAAGGAGCATTTATGGTAAAAGTAATCTATCTCGAAAAGTCTTTCCGCGATCAGATGGATCATGTTCTTGGTAAGTTTTTGGATCACGATTGTTACGATCTTGTCTTGAATGAAGACACTGATGTGTATGAGCCACTGACGCCACTTCAAATCATGATGGGCGAAACACACAGCGAAAAGAATTTGCTATGCAAGTTTCGTAAGAATGTTTTCTCTAAGGAAATGACAGATAGCGCATACACCGCTCTTCGTTCTGGCGCAATGATGTCAGACAATCGTGGTTTGGCTGCTGGTATCGAGAGGGATACTGAATTCCAAAAACTTCCAGATGGTCAAGGACAGCGTCGTTGGGTCACACAGCGAGAAAAGGCTGTTCTTCAATATATTATGGCTGGTAGTCCACCTACTGTTAATGGTAATGATCGTCTGCTAGAAATATACGAGAACACTCCGAATAAGCCTTTGCAGGGAAGAGGCTCTGGTGCTAATAAGAATCTCGCAGAGATTGGATCTGGAGCTATCTGGATTGTTCATAAGACCACGGAATTTAATTTTGACGAATGGTTTCATAGTATCAAAGATCTATCCGCTACTGAACGAGTAGAAAGATCTCAGTTTATTCTTGATGAATTAATTTCTTCCTCGACATATGCTAATGGTGTTCGTTCGGGAGTCGGTGGATTCATGGATAGATATCCACGCATTCCATTCTGCCGTGAAACAGGTTGGAGCGCAAATCATAAAGATTTGTATAAGACTTCTCTCCCTCTGTTTCACGCAGCAAACGAAGTGTTCAAGCGCGAAGTGCCTGTGCGTTGGGCTGGACAAGCAGCTGCTATGGAACAACTCGGTGAAGATTGGCGCATAGGCGATACTGTTTACACTACTCTAACCATCAATCGCGATTTCCGTACAGCAGCGCATCGTGACGTCGGTGATCTGTGTGAGTCGTGGGAGTCGCATGAAAATCCGAAAGGATTCAGTAATCTTCTAGTCTTAGATAATGGTAAGGACTACGATGGTTTCTATCTGTGCTTTCCGGAGTTTCGTGTAGCAGCTAACATTCGCGCTGGTGATTTGATTATGATGAACGCTCATCGTATCCATTCTAACTCTCCTGCTTTCAATCACGAAGAAGGCTTTGAGCGTATGTCGGTCGTGATGTATTTCCGAGAGTCTATGTTGAATTGCGGTTCAGCAAAATATGAGGATACGCGCAGACGATTTGTTTATTCTCGTCGTGATGATAAAGAACATAAGCTATGGCATCAAGGATGGAATGGTGTTTCTCCTAACATGTGGGACACCGAAGAGTGGGCTAATTTCTTGGGACATAATGGATTTGCTGAGCAAGCAAATCAAATCCTATATAAATTGGGACTTGATCAAGTTCATTAGAAAAGGGCTTATAATGTATTGTGTGATTCCTGCCGCTGGGCGTGGTGTTCGTTTCAATGAACTAGGTAAGAACTATCCGAAGTGCGTTTTGCCGTATCAGGATATTCCTATCATCGTACATAACATTAGACTCGCATTTGATAGCGGTGCTCGTGAAGTATGTATCGTTGTTGGACATCAAGCAAATAAGATTCGCGAGATCGTCGGAATGTATTTTCCCGACGACTCGCGAGTTCGCTTTGCGGAATACACTGAAGCTGAAGGAAAAGGTGGTCCTGGCGTTTCCATCTATTGCGGTCTTCCGGAAGACATCGGAGAAGAACCTGTATTGATTCTTCTCAGTGATATCGTTGTGAATCATGCGCCGTTTACAGATTCTCGTACTTCTTGGATTTCTACACAAAAAGTTTCTGATTGGGAACGTTGGTGTATGGCTGAACTCAACGCAGGAGCTGTAGTTAAATTTCACGACAAACCACGAGATATGCCAGCAACAGATACTGCTGTTAGCGGAGTTTATTATTTCGCTGATGGCTATCAATTCCGTAATTGTATGATTTACGCAATTCATAGCACAAGCGAAGGAGAAGTTCAGATATCTTCTGCAATGACTCGCTATATGAAAAAAGAATCGATCTACTCTAAGTCAGTGAAGATCGTTGACTTTGGTACGTTGCAAGAGTATCTTGAGAATCGTGGCGTAAGTAATTCTCGATCGTTCAATCAATTGTTTCCATCCAGCGATGGTGCTACGATCACGAAGACGTCTATCGTACAACCCAGCAAGATTCATGCTGAAGCTAATTGGTATGATAATCTTCCGACTTCAATTAAGGTGATGACGCCTCGCATCCTGGATAAGAACTTGTATGGTGATCGTCCGACATACACAATGGAACGTGTCGATAGTCCGACTCTTCGCGAGCTGTATCTATATCTCGAATCAGATCCTATCTTCTGGGCTGAAATCTACACGAAGTTATTCAAACTGACTGATAAATTCAAGTTCTACTTCAAGCCAGGCAAGCCTCAGTTCTTTCATAATGTAGCGACTAAGAACTACGAAAGATACATTACGATTAGTCATAAGTTCGCGTATGAAGATGATTCAGAATTTGATTCAGAATTTCTGTCGAAGTTTGCTAATATGACCGCCGACGGTGAGTTTGATGTTTTCCAAGATTCTTTGTTTCACGGTGATCTATGCTTCTCGAACATCTTTTATCATCCCGGCAGCAAGCAAATCAAGCTGATTGATCCTCGTGGTGAAGCCTATGGTAATATCCTATACGACTTAGCCAAGATTACTCATTCAGCCTATTATCCATATGATTATGTGGATGCGGAGCTTTATCTAAATAAAGATGGCAAGACTATCTACTTCGATGCTGGCAAAGAAGCAGCCAGGAACGCATATAAGACTCTATTCATTGATAAGTATGGTGAAAAGACTTGGCGGATCACTTTGTTCTTGACAGCGTCTCTGTTTTTGACTATGATACCATTACATGATCACAGTGAAACAAATCAGGAGTTGTATTATGCCCTCTATCGTCAGGCGCGCTCAGACAGCGGACTTGTTTGATCAAAGCCTAGTCGTTGATCTAGACCACACTCTTTGCATGAACGATCTCAATATCGAGAGTTCAGTGGTTCGTTATGCGTCATCGACACCTATCCCAGCAACAATCAATAAACTTCGTGAGGCGCGTGATAAGGGTTGGTATATCACCATCCTTACTGCGCGTCACATGCGCACGTGCGGAAATGATGTGGAGTTTGCTTTCAGCAAGCTCAGTAAGATCACTGAGGAATGGCTTGATCGCAATGACGTTCCGTTCGATCAGCTCGTGTTTGGTAAGCCATACGGTGTGTGGTATATCGATGATAAAGCAATGACATTGGAAACCTTTGTAGATGAATTCAACCCCTAAGATTATCATAACAACGTTCATGCGCGAGGATAAGCAGAAAGCTGTGTTTCAGATTCCTGCTTCGCTTCATGATCAAGTATACATGTTCACACGCGAGGATCGTGTAGAAGAGCTTCGTAAGCATATTCCTGAGACTATTCGAATCATCGGTAATCCAATGGATATTGATGGGATTGCTGATATCCGTCAACGTTGTATTGAGCATCCTGCTATCGGAAAGGGAAAAGTCTGGTTCATCGATGATCTCGCTACGTTTGGTTGGCGCGATACAGAGTTGAAGCAATTCAATGATATGCCAGAATCGCTATTCATGATGATGTATGATAGATTAGACAAGACGCTCGACTCTTACATGCAGGTTGGATTTTCTGCTCGTGGTGGCAACAATCACGTTCGCGAAGACTTCAAGGAAGTTGGTCGCGCATATACAACATACGGATTGCGCACAGACTGGATGGAAGAAGCTGATATCCGATTCGATGGGATGTATCGCGCGAATCCGAAGATTAAGTTGTACGAAGATTATTGGATCACTCTTTCTATGCTCACCAAAGGGCATAAGAACGCTATCCTCTATAACTTCTTCTTCAACTATGTTCACAACAATGTCGGCGGAAATTCCACATTCCGTACATTAGAACTACAAGAACAAGCTGCAGAAGAACTCAGAAAGTATTTCCCACAGTTCGTGTCGATCGAAACGAAAGAAGGCTCGTGGGGTAAGATGGGAATGGATAATCGTAAGGAAGTCCGCATCCAGTGGCAGAAAGCTTATCAGAGCTCACAGTTCACTAATACTCTAGAATCATTTATGTCCTAAAGGAAAACACATGGAATATCTAACATACGTACTAATCTCAGCCTGCTCTTGGATTGCTGGTATTGTTCTTGCTCGTTGGGCTATGAAAAGATTCTTTGGATGGGTTGATATGTCAGAAGACGCTGAAAACATAAGATCTGTGTCTTCCGACGATATCATTGATTGGGACAGCAGCGAGCGCGCATACATTCCCGTGAAAATCATTAAAGAGCAAGGACAGTATTATGCGTGGTTCAAATCCAACGATAAGTTCATCGGGCAAGCGCCCAAAGTAGAAGAAGTCCATAAAATGGCCCACGAACATGTGCTGCAACAAATCGGGCTTAGGCTTGAGTTTGCAGTCGAAAAGGCTCCCAGAAAATAGGCCTTGACAATTATCCCATAACCACCTATAATCGTAATAGGGATACGGGAGTTTTAAAAAATGTCTATAGTTCAGCTCAAGTCGCGCTACAGTCAAGTTCAAGTCGCTGGAAAACGTATCGTAAGGATTTGTAAGTTTTCCCCTACTATTAAATACGTCGAACATAGTCTAGCTCTAGTCGAAGCTAAAGCTATGCTACACAATCGTGAACTTAGCTTTACCGACAAATACTCGATCTTAGCTATAATAAAAATCATAGAACGTAAGCTTGACTATCACTATAACCATAAAGACTTCAACTTAGCTATAGCTACAGCTGAGTTCAAGCGCGCCCGAAAATTATTAAAAATCTAAAAAAAAAGTTTTCCTAACAAAAACAGTGATTTATCCCTAAGTCACTGTTTTTGCTACCCTTGACAATCAGCTCTTTTCGCGCTATAATCAATATATGATGATAAAAGGAAACGAAATGATCACTGAAGCCCAAGTTCTCCGCCTCGTTGCTACGTCCACGTTCGAGCCCTTCGATAAGTACGACTACGATAGCTTCGCTGGAGTTATGTCAGACAATCCGATGATTAGCAATACTGATACATACGTTCTTGTCCTGGACGGATCGAGGATTTCTTATGTCGACGGAGACGGCGAAGAATTCACGTTTCAGCTTCAATCGTAAAAGGAATAGACCATGACTTCTGAACAAATCCGTATCGCTCTTACTCTTATGGAAGAAAACTATAGCTTGGCTATGGGATATAAAGATTATCGTCTAGCTCAAGCATTCAGGGATAAGGTTTCTTGGTTGCAAGAAGAGCTTCTCCGTAACGCTTGGCCGCACGCAGTACGCAATACTCCGAAGAAACAGGGGATTTTCACATGCGCTTAGCAAGCAGGATGCAGGGTTTCTTGATGCGTTATCCGGAGCTCGAATATTCCCAGCTAGATGGTGTTCTTAAGCACATAAGCCGTATCACCAAAACCTCGCCCGATACACTCTTAGTCGCAGCTATGGCTGATAAGGATTGTGGGCGTTATCTAGCTAATCTCACGCTCAAGCTTCAAGGTCAATCTTCCACTTGACAATCGTCCCCAAGCCAGCTACAATGAAATATATGATGAAGGGAAATCCAATGACTGTTCATGAAATCCTCGAGAATTATGGCTATATCGTTCACACCGATGAGAACTTAGGCTTTACTATCGCCTGGAACGGTTCCGCAACGTTCAATATCTTTGAGCTTCGCGGCGAACGCGGATATCGTAACATTGATACGATCACGGACTATGATGTGCGCGATATCAGACAGGCCGCAGACGTCGCGTTTGATTACTGCCGTATGGTTCACAATGAAATGCTCGAAGTCGCTTAATCGGAGATCATCAAATGCCTAATTGGTGCCAGAACAATACAACGATCATTCACGAGAATCCAGTCGAACTTAGGCGTCTCGCACAAGCGTTCGTCGATAAGAATCCTATGGATACGTTCATGCCTCCGCCTAATGGCGAGTGGGAACACGGTTGGTGCTCTGAGAATTGGGGTACGAAATGGGACGTAGAGTGTAGCTCTGCGATTGATAATCTCGACGAAGGATCGGGTCCGCTAAATCTATGGTTCGATTCTGCATGGTCTCCTCCTATCGGATTCTATAAGCATCTCGAGTCGCTTGGATTTACCGTCGAAGCATATTTCTATGAGTGCGGCGTGAATTTCTGCGGTAAATATGTTGATGGAATAGAAGAATTCTACGATATCGAAGGCGATTCAATATGGGTTACGGAAAACATTCCTGTTGATATTGACACGACTTTCTCTATCAGTGAGACTATGGCTGAGTGGGAAGAAGACGCGCTGAGAGAAGCGGAATAGTATAGGAGATTGTGCGATGACATACGTGAATGTTGAAGTTGATCTTAGAGAATTTGATGACGGTGAGCTGATCGATGAAATCGAAGGTCGTGGTAAATTCACAGTTGTTCCTAATGACGAAATAAACAAGCATCTATATAAGATCCGTCAGGCTTATCTTTTGGAAAGTCCCGAAGAGTTCCGCAAAATAATTGAACGGATGCTATCTGAAGCTGGTATGCCAGTATGACAGATGAAGAACGAATTAAGAAAGACTTTCTCGCTTTCATATTCAAGACTATGGATACGGTAGACTGCGGAACGCCTGGCGACAACGCTAGATACGTCACGTCTACTGTATTTGATCTCATCTTAACAACATGGGAGAACGCTCATGGTTCTAAGTACATGGCGGAATATTTCTATCGGATAGCAGATGAATTGGTAGAACGATCTAATATGGAGAATTTGATTTGAGTGATGATGCAGTAAAAATGTCGCAAATAGCCACGACTGGTGGAAGGAAATTTGATGGCGATAAGCTAGAGTTTGGATTGCTTCCTGCGCATGCGCTGATTGCTACAGTAGATGTTCTCACTCTGGGCGCTAAGAAGTATGAACGTGATAATTGGAAACAAGTACCAGACGCCAAGAGGCGTTATTTTGACGCACTTCAGCGTCATTTGTGGGCTTGGAAAACTGGCGAGGAGAATGATCCCGAAACCGGTAAGAATCATTTAGCCCATGCTATGTGCTGTTTGATGTTCTTGTACGAGCATGATGCTATTGACTTGACAACTAGCTCCGAGTGAGCTATAATAAGTCATAGATAGGAGATTGGGTATGAATGTAGGCGAAGTGGTTACCATTCGTGTTCGTGACGCCCGTAATGCTGCTGTGTTTGCATCGGGCGTAATCAATCCTATTAATGAATATACAGGCCAGATTCTTCCTAATCCTAAGTGGATCGCCAGTGATGCTATATGCATCTCGACTGGTGATTCGCAGTTTCCGTTTCGTGTGATCGATCGTGATCGTATTGTTGGGCTTGATATTAGTCTTGCGCGCGAGAGCGAGAAAGCTATCGCTCGATCCGAGACGTTCATCGTTCAAGGTTCAAAGCCTGGAACTACATACACTGTCACTCGCGATAGCACTCAATGGAGCTGCACTTGCGTTGGCTTTGGTTTCCGTAAAGACTGCAAACATATTCGGGAGTGTAAGTGATGACTAAGGTGCGCATAATTGATCCGCCTTCTGGTTGGAAGTTTGGGTTTCCGAAGCCAGTTCCTAATCCTGCTCCGGAGAATATTCATGAGTGGCTTGTTGAGCAGGGTTATCCTCAGAAGCTCATCGATTCGTATGGTGAGCATTTTTACTGCCGACACTGGGAAACAGAAATGGAAGAGGAAATTCCTGCTCTTCTATCACCGCAAAAATTATCATGAAAGAAGAGAAGTTTGAAATGAACAATCTTAAAGAACTGAACACGCTTTTGCTCGACGCTATCTATAAGTACATGGATCCTAAGGATGAAGCTGAAGCAAGGTTGTTAGATGTATTAACAGATGCTTGTATGGAAATTGAAGATTTTCTATACGGTGCTAAGGCTACTGCTCATTGATGACGGATAAGTAATGAAAGAACACCTTATAGCATTTTCATATGGTATGATCGCAATCATGTTGGCTGTGTTCATATTTTGGATTCTACTGCTGCTTGTTGGTCAAGAGATGATCGTCGTAGGATTGCTGATGATCGTGACGTGGGGTATAGGTATGTCTATTAGAGACAGGGCAAAATATCATCGCGAGGATAAGTGATGGAGTTTAAATAAGATGGATACTGTGAGAATCGAATATATGATATTGAATGGCCCTTCTGTTATCCAAAATTGGACTAATGCAGAAGGATCCGTTCAGAACGACGCTCAAATATACGCACCTCGCGCGTTTCAACTCAAGAATAGATTTTCTGGAGAAAGCCGCCAAGCTCGGGTGCGTATAGTGAGTGAACAGAGCAATCGTGTTGTGGATATTATTTCATGAGACTGAAAGATTCATACACACAAATGCTTGATAGTCTGGAAAAAGAAATCGCGAAATTCATTCTTGATATTTCTAGATTAGAAAAAGAAAACGAAGAACTAAGAATCCGCATCAAACAGTTAGAAACTGAAGGAGAAGTTAAATGAGCTTGAATTTTTCTCTCGATCTAGATCACGAAGTGGCCGATAAGATCACTGTAGAAAATCTAAAAGATTCTTACATTAGAATTCAGGAAGATATCGAAAAATTGCTGGACGACTTGGACACGCTCAAGAAATTTGAGTTACAAGATCTTAAACAATTTAAGAAAAATTCTAAAGCTATCAAGAAGACTCTGAAGTATTTCATGACATATGAAGAAGCCAGGGAGTTCTTCGATGAACAGTGATCTCGAGATTATGATCAACATCGATATGATCGATGCGGGATATGACCCAAAAACTTGGGCTGATGTAGTTGAATATTGGAACGAGAGATTGAATGTGGAGACTGTGGGCTAAATCTCTCGGAGAAAAATCCGGAAGCGATGATAGGGAAGCAGATAATGTTGCAATCATCAGAACTGTTATTGTGTTGTGTTACGTTATCACAAACTTCTTTATCATCGCAGGAGTCATTCGACATTGGTAAGCAAATCGACAGAATTGTGGACGGAATGGATTTCGACAGCCATCTTGATTATTGGGGTCGGACTTACCGCATGGAACATCTACCCACTGAACATCTACTTTTCCCTAGTTGGAAATCTGGGTTGGTTTGTTGTTGGGTGGATGTGGCGTAAATATTCGCTCTTGACAATTCAAGTTGTAGTGACTATAATATATGTTGCTGGATTAGTTCAGCACTATGGAGTATGGTAATGAATCGTTTTATTCTTGATAAAGATCCAATCGCAGCTGCACAACAGCACTGTGATAAACATGTTGTTAAGATGATCCTCGAGGAAGCACAGATGCTTTCCTCGGCCCATCGTATCATCGATGGCGCTGAAGTCTTGGGTAAGTCTAAAACAGGTCGCAATGTCAAGCGATGGACACTGACTGATGAGCGTAATGAATCGTTGTATCAGGCGACTCATGTCAATCATCCTTGCACTCAGTGGTCGATGCAAACGAACAACAACTACAACTGGTCTGTGTGTTTGCTTGCTGCTCTTCTGAAAGAATACACATATCGTTATGGCAAACAACACAAGTGCGGCGAACTGTTTGATCTGTTGTCTAAGCCTCCGAGGAATATCAGCTTCGGTCCACTGACTCAGTTCCCTCAGGCGATGCCAGAAGATTGTAAGCGCGAAAGTCCTGTAGACGGCTATCGCGCTTACTATATAAATCATAAGGCGCGATTCGCAAAATGGACGAATCGGCCAGTACCAGATTGGTTCACATGTTCTTAAAATTAACAAACACCGTTGAGCAATATAAGGGCGATCCTATTTGGATTAAGGCTGACTGTATCCTTGCAGTCTACGAATGGTCAAAAACTCCAGGCGGAAGTTTGACGACTTTCATTTATGGTTCTACTGGTGTTGCGTGGGAAGTAGAAGAAACATCTGGACAGGTACTGAAGTTGCTCGAGCTGAATAATCAAACGAAAAACAAGTGAGGAATTGATATATCATGAACACTGCTGAAATTGTTGCGGTTACTGAATCGTGGATTAATACTAAAGATGGTAACATGACCGCTGATGAGTTCATCGCTTATGTTGCTCGTGTAAGTAATCCATCTAATCAGATGAATAGCGAATCTGCTCCAAAGCTCCTTCGTTATCTCGTGAAACATAATCATTGGTCGCCGTTCGAGATGGTCGATGTGGTGATGGAAATCAATACCACTCGTGATATTGGGCGTCAAGTTCTTCGTCATCGATCATTCAGCTTTCAGGAGTTTAGTCAGCGTTACGCAGATCCTACCAAGGATATGGGTTTCGTTATGCGTGAAGCTCGCCTACAGGATACGAAGAATCGACAGAATAGCGTCGAGACCGACGACGAATCTCTTCAGAATGAGTGGGAAGAATATCAGGCTACAGTTCTAGATGAGGCTAGGATTGCATATGTTTGGGCGATTCAAAATGGTATCGCCAAGGAACAGGCTCGTGCTGTTCTTCCCGAGGGGCTAACAATGTCTCGTATGTACATGAAGGGATCTCTTCGTAGCTGGATTCATTACTGTCAGGTTCGTATGGATATTTCTACTCAGAAAGAGCATCGCGAGCTCGCGCTCGCAGCTTGGGAAGAAATCGTAAAAGTATTTCCATCGCTCTCAGACGTATTTCAACAGGAAGCTAAATAAGTCGTATGCCAAGGTACACTTTCGTCAACACAAAGACCGACGAAGTCTTTGATGAGTTCATGACAATCTCCCAGATGGAAATCTATCTGGAGGAAAATACACACATTCGTCAAGAAATTGGTGCACCCCTTATCGTTAGCGGCGTTTCGTCTGGCAAAAATAAGCCGGACTCGGGCTTCCGCGACATTCTTAAGACGATTAAGAAACGCCATCCACGCTCAACAGTCAACACATTCTAAGGAGGACCACGCGACCAGTAACTCGTTCATATTTCGTTATGTTCCCTATAACAAATTATAACAACAGCGGAGCAGACATGATACCTCAATCGGTAGCTGCAATCATCGACGAACAATTCCTTGAAGCTGAAGCCAGTAAGTATTTGACAAGAAAAGAACGAAAAACAAAAAAGAAGATAAAGTCCACAGGTTATCGACAACCTGCTGTCCCTATTCTTCGTCGCGTAGTCCCTAAAACTGCTGCCCAGCGATTAGTCGTTGAAGCATTTGACAACGATAAAAATCTCATTCTTCACGGTTGTGCCGGAACAGGTAAGACATTCTTAGCAATGTATCTTGCTCTGAACGCTATGCTTAATGGTGATGGACCAAAGCCCATCATGATCCTGCGCAGCGTTGTGCCTACTAGAGATATGGGATTTTTACCAGGCTCAGCAAAAGATAAAGCTGCTGCATACGAAGGCCCATATCAAGGTATCATTTCGGAGCTCTGTGATAAATCATATGAGACGATGAAGCAGAACGGATATATTCACTTTGATACAACATCGTTCCTACGTGGTACAACGTTCCGCGATAACATCATTATCATTGACGAGTGTCAGAATCTATCGGATCACGAAATCCATACGGTAATGACTCGCGTTGGCGAAGGATGTCGTGTTATCTTCTGCGGTGATTTTAATCAGAAAGACTATACTCGCGAAGGAAGCGGTATGGGTAATCTTCTTA